GTGATGAGGGTGATGCCTCCGATCGCGAGCAGCAGCAAGGGCACAAAAAATATCAAGCAGGGTAGTATGACGCATTCGAAAAAGAGTTTATCGAAATTGCTGCTGGTGTTCTGATTTGCACTCATACCTGCACCTCGCATTTGGCTATCAGAGCAGCATTGCGGGCATATGTCTCCGTGAACTGATAGGTCACGTTGCCGAATTCCAAAACCTCGTGCATGCGCCTTAGGGCTGCCAGCAGCTCGTCCCGCTGCCTAGCTCGCCTTTCAAGCTCATCGAACAGGTTTGTTTTGATGATTTTTGCACCGCCTTGAATGGTGACCTCTTGCAGCTTTTCGTCTGAAACCCCAGAAAGCAGATTCACACACGCAACGATGCGGCGTGCGTCACCCTCCTTAAACGTGTAGGTAATATGAATTCCTCTATGGTCAAAAACCTCAGACTCAAAATGGCTGGTTGTTGCTCCATTACACCGATATCTCCACGGCTCTGGTGTGTGCTGGCTTGTTCCGCAAATTTCAGGAGCCTCGCAAGTAACCCACGTTTCTGGTGAGTGCTGGCTCATGACTGCACCTCGCGAGCTGCGAGCATGTAGTCGCGACGAGCTTTGGTTTTTTGCCAAGTGGCTGCTGCATGCTTTTTGGCGAAGTTTTTTGTTTGCTCTGGATTTTTTGCTCGGTGCTCAGCCATGGACCGACCATGGCAGAGTTTGCATAAGCCAGTCTTGCCGTTGCGATGAACCATGTACGGGTAAAATCCAGCCTCATCCTTTTCTGTTTTGCAGTTTCTGCACGTAATCATATCTGCCTGCCTAGGGTGCACTTACGGGTGCACTTCGTCAATTGTTGGTGTGCCGTTCTGATTGTTGGGTTTTTCGCATCAGAGCGGAATTTATGTAGCGATTACAATCATATGCGGTTATGTGTGGTTATGCAAGCAGATGCGCAATTATCTTTCGAAACCAGACTACGAATCTGGGGGTCAGAGGTTCGAATCCTTTCGGGCGCGCCAAATTCCTCGTTATGTATCAATCACTTATAAGAAAGCACCCCGTAGGGTGCATTTTCGCAGGGTGCACTAACGGGTGCAGTTTCTCAATTCCATAACCGCAGATAATCGTACATCATTACATATTTGAGCCGATCTCTGCAGCTGCGCGGACTATGGCGCGGCGTGTGGCTGCGCTCGCTTCATCTTGATTGATAAGTTCTTGGCACGCGGTCGCTGATGGATTCTTCCAGTGCCAGGCATTTGCCCAGAATTCCGACACTTCGACGGTCAGCTGAAGCCTCACCGCCAGCCGCAGCGCGTCGCCGTCATCGGTGAGGGGGTTCCATAGCTGTCGGTGCGCATCAGAAGCGAAGCCAGAAGGATACCCCTCACACTCAATCCAGCCGCCAATTTTGATTCCAGCCGCCTTAGCCGCCAGCTCGAGCAATTCTCTGTCTGATTGGCTCATGATTGAGCCTCGCTCGTGTCAACGAAAGAGCACTCATGTGGATTGCACGGCATCCGGCCAACAACCGCGATAATAAATTCGCCGCTTTCGGTTCGAAGCTCGTAGCAATCGATCCCGTAACTAGACCAGTGTTTCTCAAAAACAGCCTGCTCCACACTTCCACCTAACATCCTTACAGTAACCGCCTCACCCACTTTAAGAGATTTCATCATCATCTGCCTTGCCGCTTATCGCGGTCATTTGTTTGTTTATTTAACTTCTTCGGTTTTGGCTGGCTCATCATCAGCGAGGTATTCTTTCATCGCCTTGTTGAGCACTTTGAGGCTGTCGCCTGCCAGCTCTTGCACTTGCGGATTTTCAGCAACGTGTTGCACGCCGTAAGCTGCCAGCATGGTGTAGGCTGTTTTTTCGGATGGAAGAAAAACCAGTATAAGAATGGCTGCAATCAGGTAGGCTCTAACCGCTAGAAAGCACCTTTTCGACATCGGCCAAAATTTATCTGCATCGCCATTAGTATCGAAAACCATCCAGGCGAACGGTGATACGGAAACTGCAACGAAGAATAGAATTACAAATGCAACAGCTAGATTATTTACTGAATCAACTAAGCTAACCAGATAAATTATTAGAGCAAGTTCCATCATTAAAGCCTTACCGCAATCGCGGTTGTTATGTATTGAGCTTTAATGATATACGATTACTTTAGATTACGTCAAGTTATTCGTCATCTGCCGTTAGATCATGCTCGAGCACTTCAACGCTATCGGTTTCGTCAGCGTTTGGTTTCTCGGCTTCGATGCTGCAGGTGTAGCCGCTGGAATTGTCCAGTGAGTGCGTGACGCGGCTGATCAGCCACTCACCATCAACGTCTGGCCGGAAACCGAGCAGCGTCAGGGGGCACTCTGCGGCGATCGTTGGTGCACCCGTGACGGTGCCAGCCCATGTTTTCTGGCCGCGCTTGCGGCGCTCGAGATCGGCACGAGCTGCGGCTAGTGCCATCTCTTGCGTTGGGTAGTATTGTTTCAGCCGGCGCACAGGCTCACCCGTGCCGACTTTGATTTCATTTCGCTTGGCGCTGCTGACTGCGTGCCAGTAGGCGACAACCATGCCAGCCGTCTCGCGCTTTGAGAGCACCATACGCCAGCTGGCGCAGTCACCAGAGTCGATCAGCACAGGCGGCATAGCTTCACCGCTGGCAGATTTTGATTCGCCTCGCTTGGCCAACACCAGCTTGCCGGCTGATGGCTTCACGATCGCATCGTATTTTTTGGCCAGCCTGATGAGCAGGTTGATATCTGACTCATCGGCTTGCGTGATGTGAGGCAGTACGATCGATTTCAGTTTAGCCGCAACCACAGGCTTAAGCCCATGCTCTTTGGCGATTTTCGAAACCATGTCGCCAAGTTTGGTATCTTTCGGCCAGCTGCGATTTTTCTGCGTTTGCAGGTTTGTTTTGCCAGCCTTGGATTTATCATAGGGGGCCGCTCGAGCGCGAATGACCATCTCACCTGGCCGGCCAGACACCTCAACCTCGTCAACGACAAACATGCCCATGGGCATATTGATGCCATCGTAACCGAGTGACACCTCAAGCTCTGCGCCAGTCTCGGGTATGGCGATCGGCGCCGTAGGGTCGTTATCAGCGAGCGTGATTTCGAGCAAATCCGATTCCATCCCGACAGCATCGGTGAGCGTCAGGCTGATAAATCGCTCGAGCACAGCGGCGGTGATATCCACTGAGTTGGCCAGGATCATGTAGGTTGGCGCGGTGCCGGTGATTAAGGCCATAAGTAGACACCAGTCTCAATAATCACTGCGATGGCAGCTGCGATGCAAATCACAATGAGCACTACAGGAAAATCATTGCGCAATACCCTAGGCGCTGGTGGCGCCGGTGGCTGCGGCCTTGTGCGTATCAATCCCATAATCTTACCACCGTAGCTGCCGCCTCGAGCTGGATATCAGGCAGGGTCACGAGCACGCCAGCGGGCAGCTCAGGTCCGTAGTCAGCCAAGCCGGGGTTTGCGTCGAGCAGCTGCTCAACCACGCGACCAGATTGGGTGCCGTATTGTTTGTAGGCGATGAAATCAGCGGTATCGCCAACACTGGTGCGGTAAACTTGGCTCATATTTCCCGCCTTGCGAGCTTGATCGTAAATTCTTGTTTGCGTGGTCGCCCTGCAGCGGCGAAAACCGATTGCGTTTCGTCAACGCCTTCGATCACCCAACGCCCTAGCAGATTGCCATCGCCATCGATCAGCAACAGAGGCTCGCCTACCTCAGCCTCTGAGCGCATATCATCGAGCTGGCCAACGCCGCCGCGATACTCGCTGAAAATGACACCGCTGAGCGTGATCGTATCGTCACCCGGCCCAGTGAATTGGCGGGTAGGCAGTTTGCCGAAACGATCCTGCTTGGCCCAACGGTACTCAGTGCTGCGGCGCAGTTCTTTGTACGCGGCGGTTCCAATGCTGAATTGGTAGCTGCCAAGCTGCATCATGATCGTTTGGCCGAGCGAGTAGCCTATCATTGTGCAGTTACCCCATCAGTCATGGTGCCACGCTGACGAACAGCGCGCTGTTGTTCCTGAATTTTGGTGATCTCTTTGGCCAGTGCGCGGCTATCTTGGCCAGGCTGTTGCGTGACTTGAATGGTGGTCTGGCTTTGATCAGTGTAGGTGCTGGTGCCTTGGCCGCGAGCCGTAGCCATTGCTGGTGGTGCTGGCAGGGCAGGGGCACCAGGTGCAGCGGTTGCCGCTGGCGTGGTCTCACCACCGAAAAACGCCTTGGTTTTATCCCACGCGCCACCCACGAAACCGCTGGCCGCATTCTTGAACTCGAGAGCCTTGCCGAGTGCGGCGCCAATATTGTTGTTGATCCAAGTGATGCCATCAATCAGCACCTTGAGCGGCGTCAGCACCAGGTTGATACCGAAGGCCAGCGCCTCACCAAATGAGCGCCCTGCAGAGCCTGCTTTCGTCAGCTCGTCTGCGCTGTACGATACCGGGCCAAGCAGTTTCGTGAACCAATCCCATGCGACACCGAGCGCAGTGCCGATGCCGTTGAATATCGCCTGCAGGGGTTTGGAGCTATCCCACAGAGCGGTGAACGCGGTGACTACCGGCTGCAACCCGGTTTTGATACCGTCAAACACCCCCACCATAAACGCAGAGACACCATCCCAGTGCTGGTAGATCAGCGTGCCAGCGACAGCAATGCCGAGCACGATCGCGCCGATGCCGGTGCTGACTAATGCGGCGCCTACCAAGCGAACGCCTGCAGCCATCGCAGGGAATGAGGCAGACGCCATGACAGCACCTGCGCGCAACTTAGCGAACACGCCAAGCACCTGCAGAGCGCCACCCTTAAAGAATGTGAACGCGTAACCGCCACCGAGAGTGGCCAGCTTGAGTGACGTCAGCGCCACAACAGTGCCCACGATCGCCTGCGTGACCTTTGGGTTTTCGCGAGCAAACGATGCGATACCCTCGACCACAGGCGCGATCGCAGCGAACGTGCCATTGAGTGCTGGCAGCAAAACCGAGCCGATGTTTACCGACAGCTCAGTCACCCGGTTTTTCATAATCTGGAATTGAGCGCCAGTGGTCTGCAGGCGTGCCGCAAACTCGCGCCCCATGCTACCCTTAGCTGCCTCACTGTTGGCCATTCCCAACTGCTTGCGGAATTCGCCAGTGTTGGCAGCTAGCTTGGCAAGGGTATCGGAATGCTCGAGGCCAACCAGCTCAGTGAGTACGCCTAGGCGTTTCTCAGCTGGCAGTTTGCCTACAGCATCCATGACTTTCATCATCGTGCCGATCGCGTCAGACTGCATGCCTTTCTCGATGGCAGCAGTTGATAGGCCAATCTCTTTCATGGCCGACTTGAATTTTTTGGTGCCCTTGGTGGCTGCAGCGAATTTCGCAAACATCGCGTTGGTAGCGGTGCCTGCGGTCTCGGTGCGCTCACCAAGTGTCAGCAGCGTTGATCCTAGTGCCGCCATCTCTTTCGCTGTGACCTTCACCGATCCAGCCACACCACCAGTGCGAGACAGGAATTCGATAATGTCAGAGCCTTTGCTGATGGCGTTATCGTCAAGGAAATTGATGCTGTCAGCCAGTTGGCCGATCGCAGGAATAGGTATTTTAAATAGGCCAGCAATCTTGCCCATATCGTCAGCGAGCTGGCCAGCGGGCAATTCGAATGCGTCTGCCATCATCGCGGCAGTGCGGGTGAAATCGATCAGCTGATCTTTAGCCACGCCCATGCGAGCGCCGGCTGCAACCATGTCAGCTAGGTCATTTGTGGCCAGCGGCATCTCACGCCCCATCTGCTGAATGGCTTTGCCCATTTCATGATAGGTGGCGGTGAGCTTGCCGTTTTTGTCTCGAGCGCCTTCAACCTGCTTGGCAACACCGAGCATGGCGGTTTCGAATTTTGCAGCTTGAACGATCGGCGCAGCAACTGTGGCGCCGAGTGCTACAGCGTCAAACATTTGACCGCGATAGTTGGCGCGCTTGGCAAGGTTCGCCTGTGACGCAGCCTCAACTCTAGCCAGTTGTTGGTGTGCTGATTTTAGGCGTTCGATTTGGGTGGTGAGTGCAGCGTAACGAGTGCGTAACCCGTCGACGTTTTTGCCCATCTTGCCAAAGGTTTGAATGGCGTTGGTGAGCATGCGCTGCTCACCTTCCATTTTGCGCAGGGCTGCGCCAACCTGATTGACTTGGGTTTTGATAGTGCCGAATGCAGCCTTGAGGCTGCCAGCTACAGCGCCGCCGATTTCGATTGTTGCGCTGAGCTTTTTGTTAGCCATCGTTTTTGGGCAACCCGTCTATGTACCATAGGAGTTTCGACGTTCTGAAACTCATTATCTCCGCTTCTGACCAGCCGGTGTGACTGGAAAGTGCTAGTACCGCGCTGCGGATGTAATCGCGGCCTAGTCGATGAAAGCCATGTATGCCGTCTGCAAACGCTTGTACTCGCGCAGTGGCAGCTTGCGGATATCGTCAGGCAGTATCTCGCACAGATTTGCAAATACTGTGATCTCGCGAGAGGCATCGCTGCCATTCATCACGCTGGCAGCCTCTTGGTCGCCTACTGTCGGCTCGCGCATGCGCAAAACTGACTGGCTTACACCGTTGAATAATGCTGGCTTGGAAAGTGTGATATCAACATAGCCGACGCCATCAGCCAACCACTCTGGTTTTTTGCTCATAATTTTTGCCTGTAGTTTTCAATTGTAGAAAAAGGCCAGTCTGTGCTGGCCTCGGGTTTTCTTAGATGCCGAGCGCGTTTCGGATCAGCGCCAGTGCATCGGTGCCGTTGATGATGCGCACCATGTTTTCTGCGTCGATCTCATGCACTACGGTGTCACCGTGCTGCATCTTGTAATACGTGAGCGACAATTCAAACTTGAGCGGCTGCAGCTCACCTGGCTTACTGGTGCCAGGGTCAATGGTAACAATCTTGCCGCGCATGGTGTGGATCACCTGCGTAACGGTTCCATCGAATGAAACCAGCGCTTCACGAACAGTCAAAGGCACTGATGAGCCTTGGGTTACGCCCCACAACGACAAAACGTTTTTGTCGTAAGCAAGCAGGCTGAAATCGCAGGTGAGCTTTTCCATGCCCATCGTTACATCAATAGGTATATCCATCCCGCCTGCGCGGAATTCCTCAACTTGCAATGTGAGCTTTGGTGCGTTGAATTCCTCAACCTGGCCGGCTAAGCCGCGCCCGTCGACGAACAAATTGAAATTCTTACGAATGTCGCGTGCTGCCATGATTAAAAAATCTCCGTCAAGTAGTTGTCAGTCAGGTGACTGCGGAAAATAACGTGTTCAGACGGATACACAGGCGTGAAATCGAAATCGAAATACACTTTGCCCAGTGCAATCTGATCAGGCGTATTGAGGTCAGGATCGGCCCAACATTCGCCGCCAAGAATAGCACCGATTGTCACCAAATGCCGCAAATAGTTATTCACGCCCTCGGTTACATCAGCGATGTATTGCTTGGTGATGCCGCGATCGACTGCCCATAAGTGAGCGCGCAGCAAGCTGTCATTGATAATGTCAGCAGAGCGCACCACGCACAAGAATGCCCACTTAGGATCGGCAGACAGTGTGCGATTGCCCCACAGGCGGTAGCCGTTCTGGCGAATGATCGTGGTGACCTTGCTCTCGTTGAGCAGGTTAGCGCGCGAATTGGCATCACCTAACGTGAAATCGATCGGGCGCGCAGTGCCCTGAATGCCGTTGATATTCTGGTTAGATGGCGACCACCAGAAACCGCGCTCGTTGTCTGACTTGGCGATGAGGCCAGCCACGCACGGTGAGGCGTAAGTCGTGAACAGCGCACCATCCTCATCGGTTTTGAAAACCTGAGGGTCAACCACAAACACGCGCTTGCTGCCAAAGTCGCCAGCGTAAGCGATTGCGTCAGAGTCAATCGTGTTAGGTCCGTCAGCGATGATCACAGCGCGCAAACGCTCTGCAATGCCAATCAGCTCAGCCACAACAGCGTTGCCGACTGTGCCGC